GATCAAATTAACAAACTACATGGAAAGGGATAATATGGTTTCACCAACATTATTACAATCAATCAAAGCAGAAGAAGGGTTTATAGGCACAGTCTATGATGACCATCTTGGAAAGCCTACAATAGGTTATGGTTTCTTAATACGAGATCTATGGATGGATGAAGATATAGCCTCTATGATACTCGGAAGATATTTAGAAAAGCTCACTCTGGAAGTGAATCGTAGACATCCATGGGTAGTAGAGGCCCCAGCAGAACTGCGTGATGTGGTCTATAACATGTGCTTTCAACTGGGCGTTGGCGGATTCTCAAAGTTCAAGAAAACTATTAAATTAATGATAGATGGTCAGTATGAAGAGGCATCCACAGAGATGCTTGACTCCTTATGGGCGAAAAAACAAACTCCAGAAAGAGCGCAGAGAATGAGCGATATAGTTAGAAATTTAGCTTAAAAATGCTTGTGTAGGTTTTATGGGTGTCATAATTTATTAGCACTAAATGACACAAGAAATCACAGAATATCACGATAAATACATCATGCTGACGGCAAAAGATGTAGCTACCCAACTCAAAATATCCTACCGCAGAGTATTAAAACTTATCAAAAGTGGTGAACTTCCAGCATATGTAATCGCTGGTATGTATCGTATTAAGAGTACCCATTTAAGGATATATATAGATGATAGGGATGCCTTTAAATGATAACAAAGGAACAATTAGAGGCTCGTAAGAAATATGTGGGCGGAAGTGATGCACATCACTTATTAGGTATAGAGCCTTATGGCTGTGAGCGGTATCTATGGTATGATAAAAGAGGTCATGCCCCCGATTATGATGTATTTAATGACGATATATTAAAGAGGGGCAACAGGCTTGAGAAAATAATCCTTGATGAATACAAAGATCATACAGGCTACAATGTCCGTCAGGTACATCGGTCTATAAAATCAAAACAATATTCCTGGGCAATGGTCCACCTCGATGGGGAGATTGTAGGACATAAGAATGGGCCAGGTGTCCTTGAATGCAAGTCCGTAGGAAGGCATGTATATTATAGAGTGCTTGAGGAGGGTATCCCAAGTTATTGGATCGCACAGATACAATATTCCATGCTTGTTACGGGGAGAAAATGGGCGAGTATTGCCTTCCTATGGGCCGACAATTGGCAGTTTAAGACATTTGATATTGAGCGGGATGATGAGATGATAGATCTAATGGTTTCTGCGGGGGAAGAGTTTTGGAGGAAGGTGGAGAACGGACCCTCTCCAGATCGTCTGGATCCAAAGGATAAGAGGTGTAGTGGCTGTGCATACAGAACAACATGTCAGGGAGCGCTTTTAATGTCGCGCCTTGATGATGCTGGAGGCGATATTCCTTTTGATGGTAGTCTTGATATGGATATTAAGGAACTAAAAGAATTAGAGAAAATATTAAGTGATTCTAAAGAATTGGTTGATACCAAGAAGGAAAAGATCAAAGAATTAGTTGGTGATAGAACTGTTGTTGATTGTACAGGCTATAGGATACATTACAAGCCTATAGAGTCCAATCGCTTAAATAGTACCAAACTAAAAAAGGAGCGCCCAGACATATATAATGATTATGTGACGAAGAGTGTTTCAAGACCGTTTAAAACAATAGCAAAATAGGAGAAACAATGAAAGAAAAAGAGTTAAAAGAATCAACCGATATAACAAACTACCAAGGCCCTTCAAAGCCTACACGAGTTGTTGATCATATTAATGGAGGTATGCAAATATACACAGCAGATCAAATTGAATTAATTAAGAATACGGTTGCCCAGGGAGCCACTGATGATGAGCTGAAAATGTTTGTAGGTGTATGTCAGAAAGCGGGTCTTGATCCGTTTATGAGGCAGATACATTTTATTAAACGCGGTGGTAGAGCCACCATACAAACAGGTATTGATGGGTTTCGTGCCATAGCTGAAAGAACAGGTCAGTATGCGGGCAATGATGAATACCTATATAATGGCGATCATACTGAATACGAATGTTTGAAAGAAGGTATCAAGACACCTACAACAGCCAAGTCGGTAGTCCGTAAGGCTGTTGGCGGAGTTATATGTGAATTTTCAGCAGTAGCATCGTGGGTAGAATATTGTCCTCAAGGCGGAGAGGCATTTATGTGGACTAAAATGCCGTATCTCATGCTTGGTAAATGCGCAGAGGCTCTTGCTCTTCGTAAGGCATTTCCTAATGATTTGTCTGGACTCTATTCTGATGATGAGATGGACCAGGCTGGTACTCCTGTAACCATTCAGGAGGCATCGTCTAATAAGGCAGAGAATATTAAGAAAGAGATTAAAGCGAAGGTCGAAAAGAAGGTCGAAAAGAAGGTGGTGAAGACGGTCGTGAAACCACCTGTAGATGTTACTGATGAGCAGACAAAGGAGATGGATTCCCTGTTAAAGAGTGTTGATCTTGATGGAGAGAAGAAGCGGTTAACTGAAGAGTGGCTTGGCGCTTGTACTCCTACATACGAGGCGGCACAGAAATGCATTGTTAAATTAAAGGCAGACATAGATGAAAATTACAAAAAAAGAACCGCGAAAACAGCAGAAGAAGACCTGCCCTTTTAAGATCTATCACTTGATAGTGCCATGGTTCTCAAAAAATTCAAACGCATCCGTGCCTTATTATATTTGGTATGAGGTATAACGAGGTATCAGTGAAGACCTGGGTATCGTCTGACTTTAGACGATTGTCAGAGCATGGTAAACTGCTCTGGCTATATCTGTTGACAGGCCCTATAAGACAGCAGGCTCCTGGGATTTATCGTGCAGGCATCGGTGTATGCTCTGATGATCTTGGATGGGATCGTAGTGTTATTGAATCTGCCTTGAAGGAACTTACAGATGCTGGCATGGTTCAGAGGGATGATGATACAAATGTCATCTATCTTCCTAATTGGCCGAAATATAATCGTCCTCCTGCAAATCCAAATGTATTGAAGTCCTGGCTAAACATTCTTGATTGTATTCCCGATTGTGAGTTAAAGGATAATTATATACAGGAATTAAGGGGTGTGATAGAATCGGCTGAAAATCCATCTGCATCTCTTGATGTGTTCTTATTATGGGTAAAACCCTTAAAACCTGTTAAAACGGTCAAGAAGGCTGTAAAAAGGCCTGTTGCTGATGTATCTAAAGAATTAATCAAGATATCTGAAACATATCATAAGGGGGTTAAGGACTCATTCCCTAATTTGAGTATATTCAAAAATGGCGGTATGCCGTTTGCAGTTAGGTTGGGGGCATTAGAACTTGATAAACTTGTAAGGATTAATGAGCATCCAGTTAAGGATATAAAAAAGATGCTTGAATGGGTCATCTCTTCTTATGATGACACTAAAGATTTTAATTGGCTGCCGAATCTTCAATCTCTTCGATCTATTCGCAACAGATCAAAGAACGGCAATATTAAGTACGACAATATATGTAATTCATATGAAACAGAGAAACCTACAGAGGCACAGGAGATAGATTATAGCGATGGTGAACCATTCTAAAGAACATTTAAAAAAGATACAGATAGATTTTGTTGATAAACTAAATGGATACATGAATCCTCATGCGAAGATGCAGACAGTACAAATTAAAGCATGGACCATCGCTCTGGCTGGTCAAAATTATGCTGATATAAAAGCCGTATGGAAAGATTTTATGTACACTGTTAAGCCTGGTTACCTCCCACCGATCAGCGAGGCTCTGGATAGGATCCGTCATGCACAGGTAAGACAGAGAGAGGTATTCTCTGGCAATAAGCGCAAGTATGAGGATAAGCTGATCGAGTCACGGCCAGAAGAGTTCGCAAGTTTTATAAAAGAGATAAAATTAGCTACAGGTAAGAAGGTCAGGGGGGAGTATAACACTGGTGAGTATTATAACCACATGGCTGATGTTTTAGATGGTATTGATATTAAGGATGGAGCGAGGGAGCATAGGAGCCTTGCCAAGAAGTGGATAGCGCAAAATCCGAAAAGTTTAGAAAAAAAGGTGGTAATTAGTGGTAATATATCACCTATATAAATGGGCAACCGTAATCAAAGACCTCTTTTTATTGTTCTCAAAGGGGCAAGGTTACCTCGTAATGGCCTTCACACCTAGGTTGCCCAAATAATTATGTTAAAAGAAATAGAGCAGAATGTTATTATAATACTTACAGACTTCCCTAAATCTAGGGATGATGACAATGTATTGGTGGCTGAATATTGGCGCAGGCAACTCGGTGGACCCGAAATCACCAGTCACCTGCCTGCTGATGCTCTACTTCAAGAATTTACCCACAATCGTCTTGCACGGCCTGACACCATAACCAGGTGCAGGCGCAAGATTCAGGAACATAACCCTCATCTCCGTGGTCTAGCCTATGAGAAGAGGCATAATAAGACAGCCATCTACAAGGAAGAGATTAGGTCTTGGCATTGAAATCATTACATGAATCCTATGCAGAGAGATCAATAAGATCTAAACTCAATCTATTGGTTATGCTATGGTTATTAGATAAAATTGTTATGTTCGCAATGATATGGTATTTAAATTGAGCTGGCTCGCTTCCCGACACCTTGATGACAGACTCTAATATGGATCCGCAAATCCATAAAAAGCAATGCGACACCCCTCCCAGCAGCCAGCTCATAAATTAATTAACGGAAGGATAAATATGGTAGAATATACAAAACATGAAGTAGAAATAGGCACTAATGGACATATCAAATTAAATGGTAAGACAATTTCTCTATTATGTGCTTGGAATAAATACGAAGATATAGTAGTAGATCACATAGAGGATATGCATGTTAATAGTTGAAATAATAGATGATTTAACAGAATTTATAACTGGTGTCAGGCCCCAGAGAGAGAGGAAGCGGGCCAGAACCAAGTCTGGCAGGTATAGAGCAGACAATAAGTTAACAAAGGATATTGATGAGGCATGGGTCAATCCTTGGACAAAAAGGTAAATAGCCGTTATGACTGGGGATTAACATATAATATAACACATCCTATATCAGCAAACAGAATAAGAGTAAATGAGAAAGAATCATTTGCTGTTAAATTATGTGCAAAATGTAATCGTGCTTATGAAATGGTACCAAATCAATATAAACAACATGCACAAATACACTATTATGAAGATTTCCCACGCAGGGGTCTTTATCGTCAAATGTGTTTTAAGTGTAGGTGATTTTGACTTTAGGGTTTTATAGCGGTATAATTATTGGTATGTTTCTGGGTATGTGCTTGGGAATAGTATTGATGGGGATCCTTGGCGCAAGTGCAGAGGATTCATATATGTATGAACAACAGCAAAACAGAAAAGGAGATGAGTAAGTATGGGATACGAGCATAAGCCTAATACAGGTAGCGCATTTATCAATGACTATAAGGAAGAAGGTGACAATAAGCCTAATCATAAGGGTCAGATAAATGTAGAAGGCACACTTTATGACATCGCTATATGGAATAGTGAAACAACTGAAGGTAAGGAATATAAGTATATCAAGGTATCAGAGCCTTTCGTTAAGGATGATGCTGGATCTCCCCCTATCTAAACAGTGCAAATAGAATTCGATGTGGCTGGTGTGCCGAAGCCTTTAAAGAGGCACCGACATACCAGACAAGGATTCACCTACGACCCCTCCAAGATAGACAAACAAGAGTTTCTACTGCAATGTAGGAGGTACAGGCCCCCTGTTCCCCTTTATGGTCCACTTTCATTACATCTTAAATTTGTTCTTCCTCGCCCCAAGAAACATTTCCGTACAGGAAAGTTTTCTGATCAGCTTAAAGATGGTAGTCCTACAAAACATACCAACACTCCCGATCTGTCAAAT